GCTGGTGTTGTATCCGATGAAATAATTACTAGAGGAATAGTATCTGCAGGAACTAATACTGCTGCAAATCAAGCCCCTTTTAGTGCTAGTGATACAAGTCCAAATTTTTTAGCTGCAGGTAACCCTCACGGAGGTTTCATAACTGTTGGAACTATGGTATCGAGAAGAGCTTTTGCTTTGCCTGTTACTGTACCAGGAACGGACGCAAACACAACAACAAATATTGATGGTTTTGTCTTTAGAACTGGTTTTTCGGGCACTATTAATGAACAAACATTCCATATTGGTCTTTACACTATGAATAAATTTGGATACCCAAGTCAATTGGTTTCAAGAGGTTCTGGATCAACTGGCACTGCTAATAACGTAACTGTAACTTTAACTCCATCTGTAACAGCTATTAAACCTGGAAGGTATTATGCGGTAGCTGGTGTTTTCAATGATTCAAATACTAACAGTTTTGCCGCGGCTATTAATTTTGCAAGCACAAGTGCTGGGGGATCTTTCTATTGTGATGCTGGTTTTCAAAACCCTGGAAGCACTCAACCCAAAGGCCTAACATTTGATGACGCATTAGTCGACACATCTACAGTGGCAGATGTTTTGCCAGCTGATTTCGGTTCTATTGTTCCAACTTCTTTCTCGGCATCGATGCCGCTGATCCATTTAAGACTTGGCACTCAGTACACAGGAGAATAATATGCCATGTAAACATAAGCAAAGATCTATTGCCATTGATGGCACAATAACGGAGACATCTGTTTCTTTAGATTGGGATGAAGTACGATATTGGAGAGATTATGCTTTAGTTTTGTCTGATATTTTTACCAATGCGGATCGTTGGGATGATTTAACTGATGCTCAAAAAACAGAACTAAAAGCATTTAGGCGCGTACTCAGAGATATACCTCAAACTTATACAAATGCAGAGGACGTTATCTTCCCTGTAAAACCATCTTGGTTAGCAATAAAGGTTAATGAAGCTATTTTTACTGGTGAATAGATAAATTAACAGCACACTAGAATCTCTTTAGGTTAAAGTTATTATAAATAGTAGTAGTTATTTTAAACGGAGATCTCTATGGCAAACCCAAACTCAAGATCGACACTGATAGAATATTGCAAGCGCCGCTTGGGTGATCCTGTTATAGAAATCAACGTCGATGAAGACCAACTCGAAGATCGCGTCGACGAAGCTTTACAATATTATCAAGAGTATCACGGCGAGGCTACGCTTCGTACATATTTAAAGCATCTAGTAACAGAATCTGACGTAGCAAACGAGTACATCTCACTCAGCACAAGTATAACTTATGTTACAAAGCTTTTTCCATTAGCGTCTAATTTCAACTCTGGCCGTAACTTCTTTGACATTAAGTATCAGATGATGTTGAATGATATGGCGTCGTTGATTCATTTTGCTGGTGACCTTGCATACTTCGAACAGATGCAACAATATCTTTCGCTACTTGACATGAAACTTAATGGCCATCCACAAGTCCAGTTTGCACGTAAACAAAATCGCCTGTATATCTTTGGAGACTTTGCTGACGATGATATCAAGGCCGGTGATTATATCATTGCAGAAGTTTATCAGATCATTGATCCTGACGCAAGCACTTCGATCTATAATGACCTATGGCTTAAAGAGTATACAACGTCTCTTATTAAACAGCAGTGGGGCTCGAATCTAATTAAGTTCGAGGGTATGCAGCTTCCAGGTGGAGTGACATTAAATGGAAGGCAGATCTACGATGATGCTACGAGCGAGATTGCGCAGCATCGAGAAGCTATCCGTCTCGAACATGAAATGCCACCAGGATTCTTTGTAGGCTGATATGAAAAACTTATACTTCTCTGACAAGGTCAGATCAGAACAGAATCTATACGAAGATATAGTCATTGAGTCGTTGAAGACATACGGCCAAGATGTATATTATCTTCCGCGGGATCTAGTCGGAGAAGATAGAATCTTTGGTGAGGATGTGCCATCGAGATTTAACTCATCATATAAGATCGAGATGTATATTGAAAATATCGATGGCTTTGATGGAGAGGGTGATCTCTTTACAAGGTTTGGTGTCGAGATTCGTGACGAAGCGACTTTCGTTGTGTCAAGAAGAAGATGGACTCAACAAGTTGCGAGAATGGATACTGAAGTAACTGCGGTCAGACCTCTCGAAGGTGATCTTATCTTTTTACCTATGACAAATAAACTGTTTGAGATTCGTCATGTCGAACACGAGCAACCATTTTATCAGCTATCAAACTTACCTGTCTTTAAACTCAGAGCTACCTTGTTCGAGTATAATGACGAAGACCTTGATACAGGTATTGCAGAGATAGATAAGATTGAAACCGACTACTCGTACACTTATGTTCTAACTGTCAATCATGATAGCCCATTGTCTATCAACGATCGTATAGGACTGATTGCGACTCAAACATTTGGTAGCGGTGTCGTAATGCAGGGTGAGATCGCAAAGTGGTCCGACTCAGATAATAAGGTACATCTGATTCACGCTGGTGCAGATGATGGTAAGTACCACAATTTTGTTTCTGGTGGAACGTTAAGAATCCAGGATTCAGACTTTACAATATCGGCTGTTGCTGAAGACAATAAGATATCATCGAATGAGCAGAGTTTAGATTTTAGCACTGAATCAACTGACTTCTTAGACTTTACTGAAACTAACCCATTTGGTGATCCGGAGAATAATTAATGTTTGGTACTTATTTCTATCATGAAAAAATCCGGAAGTGTGTTTCTATCTTCGGTCGTATGTTTAATAACATCTATGTGATTCGTAAAAATTCTTCTGGGTCAGTAATTAGTCAGGTAAAGGTTCCGCTTTCATACGCACCAAAAGACAAATATTTAGAGAGGATCAGAGAGAACCCAGATCTTAGTGCTGATACACAAGTAGCGCTTAAGTTACCTCGCATGTCATTTGAGATTACAAACTTCACATATGACCTTGCAAGACAGCTGACTAAGGTGAACACGTTTAATACATTAGGTTCTAGTACTGGGACAAGGCAGAAGTTTTTTCCACCAGTTCCGTGGACAATTAATTTTCAGCTGAACATCTATGCTAAAAATCAAGATGACGCACTACAAGTAGTAGAGCAGGTACTACCGTTCTTTAATCCACAATACACTCTTACGATTAAACCTTTCTTGGTTGAATATCCAGAGTTTAAAGAAGACATCCCGATTATTATTCAGGGCGTATCTTTCCAAGACGATTTTGAAGGATCACTTGAATCACGAAGAACAATAGTATATGCTATGGATTTTGAAATGAAAGTAAGTTTTCATGGACCAATATCTAATAGCAGTATTATTAGACAGGTCGATGCTGCGGTGCATCAACTTGGTGTTGGATTGAATGACTCGTCAAGAGGATTAGAAACAATCCGCGTAAATGTAAAAGACTCGGCCGGTGTCTTTGGAATGGCTGACTCTGATTTTGGATTCATAACAACAATTATAGATAGTGCATGATGAGCGATAAAGATGATAATGTAAAAAGCGATTATGATTATTCGCGTGAGACATACTACGATCTGATTGAGAAAGGTCGTGAGGGCCTTGAGGATATGATCCACGTGGCACGTGAGTCCGAGCACCCGCGGGCGTACGAAGTACTTGCCGGTATGTTGAAGAATATATCAGACATCAACGACAAGCTGATGGATCTTAACAAAAAGCATAAAGACATTACCCAACCAACAAAAGACAGTAAACAGATAGAACATCAGCAAAATATATTTGTAGGATCGACTGCTGACTTGCAGAAGATGCTACAGAAAGAAAGTGAAGAAATCGATGTTACCCCAACAGACGAGTAGTTATCTCGGTAATCTAAATGTAAAACGTGATGGAGTTCAGCAGAAGTGGGAGCCTGAGCTTATACAGGAGTACGCAAAATGCATGAACGATCCCATTTACTTTTGTGAAAAGTATGTTAAAGTAATAGCTCTCGATCAAGGTTTAGTGACATTCAATCTATATCCTTATCAAAGGGATATGTTCAATCACTTTCAGAACAATCGATTCAATATTGTTCTTGCGTGTCGTCAATCTGGTAAATCAATATCTGCTTGTGCTTATCTTCTATGGTATGCATTATTTCACTCAGAGAAAACAGTTGCGGTCATGGCAAACAAAGGTGCGACAGCACGTGAGATGCTTGGTCGTATCACATTAATGCTTGAGAATATACCGTTCTTTCTACAGCCTGGGTGTAAGGCACTCAATAAAGGATCAATTGAGTTTAGTAATAACTCACGGATTGTTGCAGCAGCGACATCTGGTTCTTCTATTCGTGGTATGTCAGTCAACCTCTTGTACCTCGATGAGTTTGCATTCGTCGAACGTGCAGCAGAGTTTTATACGTCAACCTATCCGGTTGTATCGTCAGGTAAAGAAACAAAGATCATCGTGACGTCAACTGCTAATGGTATCGGTAATGTTTTTCATAAGATATGGGAAGGCGCAGTCCAAGGAGTCAATGAATTTAACCCGTTCC